TCTCCCTTTTCCGGATTTTATAAAAGCCCTTTTTTCACCTGGAAAAAAAGGGAGAAAATTGAAGTTAATTTTTAATAGAAGAGATACATCATTCTAACTCTAAATACATTAAATACTCTTAGTTAAACAGATGTCTTCCACTACTACTGCAATCACTTCTACTCAGCAGCAGAGCCGCGCTGCTGCTTTCACCGCTAACAGTGGTGATACAGTAAGCCTCTGTATCGCTCGGGTCTTTCCTAACATCGGGTGGCGTCGAATCAAACGTCACATGATCGAGGCTCAACTTGGTTTTGTTGAGCGTGTTGATGTCATCCCAGTCTACCGTGATGGAAAAATCGCTTACAAGCGTGCTTTTGTTCACTTCCGCACGAACTCATGGAACAATCGAGACCCTGATGCACGCCATGCCCTCCAGCGTCTTCGAGATGGTGAAACGGTTCGCCTAGTCTATGAGGATCCGTGGTGGTGGTCTGTTAACATCTCAACTTCTCCACGACCGGATGAAGCCCCTAAGCCTTCTCAGCGTAAAACTCGCATCGTTCCACAGCCTGATACTGATGTACCGAGTGAAGAGGAGGAGCGTGGTCCTTCAACGACCGAGAATAATGTAAGTGTAACTTACGATGAACTGTAAATATTACTCTATTATTTACATAAAAATTTAAAAACCTGTGAGAAAACACAGAAGAAAAAAAACTTTTTTCATTGATATATTGTGTAAACGTATTAATAATTACGATTGGTTTGAATGAAGTTTCCATCCATTTTCGATCTTTTCTACATCGCCCGATACAAATTTCTTCCCTCCTAGAAATACGGTTCCCGGTGAATGTTGAGTACATCTAGCATATCCACCATCAGCAATTCCAAATAAATTATTGTTTTCATCATAAACTTTATCCCCCTTTTTAATGTGATGGTATGCATTATACAAATTACGAGCCCATGCAATTCTCGGCATTTTATTTATACTGATATTTTTATTATATTATATTCAATTTTTAATAAATATAGATTATATAAGATGTGCAAGAATTTAATAACTAATCCCATTACAGGTAAAATAATACAAAAAACAAAATTAACATCTCTTTCAATTATAAGACATAATTTTTTTTTAACCCACATTAACATTACTAACAAAGTAATAAAAAAACCAAAAAAAAACATGAAACCTAATATTACAGATGATGAATACTTTCAAAAATTTATTTTAACATCGGAATAATCTGTAACAATACTTATTTTTAATACTTTTAATATATATTTTTTTATATAAACATTTGTCTATATAAATATTAAATGGATCCATTGTGGATAGCATTAGTTGTAGGTTCTTCTGTAGTTATTAGTGGAGTATATTTTTATTGTACTGTGCGTCATCAAAGATGTTATGGTGATAATGAAGTACCTGAAATTCAAATTTCCGGTTAATCGTCTCTTTTTTTCATATCATCCGCCTCAGTTGAATCACTAAGGGTATTTACATCTGCTGAACCAACGGCTGTGTTGAATGCCGCTTCTACACCTGTTCCTGTGGCAGACTGATGTTTATAATATGTATATGTTGGCTCTATAGTTGAATATATACGTTCAGGTCTTTGTGTATCGCGTACAAATGCATTAATCCCCATACTAGGAAACTTTTCTGCTAATTTGTGCATATTATACGCTGTTACATGAAATTCTGGAAGTGTAATTAAATGCATATTAAATCCAAAACTAGCCAATTGAGAACTAAAATTAGTTAAACGCTGGTCTACAATAATTTCTGTAATTTTTACAACAGGATCATATATATCATCATCTAACGTTTTGTTTAATGTTTCCCCTATAAAACTATCACTTGTATTTTTTAATTTGTTTATTCTGATTCTCCATTTTTCTTTTCCCTTTAATTTATCTACTACATGCTGTGTTATTTTTTGTATATTATCTTCTGAAAATAAATGGTCTCCTTGTACTTTCTCTCCCTCATTTTCTAAAAATCTTCTAACAATATCTTCTAACGAGGATCTGTAGCCCTTTTCCAATAAACGATTCATCGTAATGAAATTTGAAGGTTCAAGCATACTATTTGCATAATTTAAGGCTTCATTTGTTACATAATTACACAATTTATTTGCAAATGGTTCGGCTTCTGCAAAAAATTTCACATCCCAATCAAAAGACGGTGAATGATTATATAAACCATATGCCCTTTTTCCTTTTTTACTAAGATTTTTATTTACAGTGGTTAAGTAATCTTTTGCTACCTGTAAATCTGCATCTGGTGTTTCCATCCATACATGACTCGCCAATCCGTCATCTACTATTCTAGTAGATCTCAAAATAGATAAATCCATACCCCACCTATTTCCTGTTTCTGGATTAGTTCCCTGGTTCAAAAATAAATATTTACCATCATCACTTGCTCCGCGGTTCCAATCTATAAATTTATGTTCTGGATTTTCTGGGTCTTTCAATAAATCTGAATTATGAATTCTCTTAGCAGAATAGGCATCTGTTCTAGATACAAATCTTACCCATTGCTTTTCTGCTTGTTCCGAACCCAATAACTCTTGTGCTGCCAAATTTGCCGAACGCATAATAACAGCATAATCTTCATATGTTGCTAATTCTTTATCACCCAAATGACCACATCTTTTTGCTACACCCTGGTCTTCAATATGAATTACATTCACGCCATTTTGTATTGCTTTTTTAACTGCAATTCTTGTTTTTTCAGGAATACTCCATCCTTGTTCCAAATCAGCAAGAAGTGCTAAATCATAATAGTTTACACAATCATCAAAATCGGGGTCATTAGATTTGTTAATATGTTGAACCTGGTCGGCTTTTTCTAAATGATAGTTCATTTCTTCTGCACAAGTAGATACATCTTCCACTGCTACATGAAGTGTGTCTGGTAAGTTCATATTTAATCTATTTTTCATAGCATTTGCTTGCCAACCTCCTGAATAAGGTCCAACTTTCCCTTTACCTCCTGCAACAACATTTACAGCGGAAACTCCATTACTTGCACCTAAAAATTTGTAAGCATCATTATTTTCTTCATATAAATATCTATTAAGAAATTCACCTCTATGTTTAGTTAATTCAACTCCAGATAGATATTTATGGCTTCCTCCCAATAAATCCAATGTTGATTGTTCAAATGTATGACAATCGAATTGACGATCATATTTTAAATGTTTATTTGCAATGTTGTGTAAAAATGGTACATCACTGTCTAAATACTCTAGCAAAATATAACTGGCGGTATTGAGATGTTGTTGTGCATATTCTACCTGACTATGCTGTTTTAATTTATCTAACTGATTTTCTAATGTTGCATTAAAAATATGACTAAATTCATTTGAATTGTGTAATTTAGTTAATGACGTATTAAAGTGTTTCCAATTTTTTAATTGTGCTGCGGAAATTTCAGCAGTAGCCAAATCCTCCATCAAATTATTAATTGCAACTGCACCATTACCATGTAGCCAAGCAGCAGTATATTGTAATATCACCGATATATTATTTTCCAATTCTTTTTGTGTGAATTGTGTTTTACAGTCTAATTGTCTTAATCTGGAATTTTCAACTAAAGATTTGGTTCCTTCAAAACTATCTATTTGATTATCTCCTTCAAGTTTTTCATTAAATAATTCTTTAATTGGACTTATTAAACCTGGATGGGCAACCCATGCCCCGTCACACCCTCTCTTTATTTCTAATTCTTTATCTTGTAATATAGTTTTAATAATTTCATTGTTTTCTTGTGGGTCTTTTGTAGGAATAAATGCAGACATACCTCCCATTGCATGAATTCCACGCTCATGGCAAGTATTTACTATTTGTTCAACATATGATTCCATAAATGGTTGAGTCATAGTTAATGTATTTCTGTCAGGAAATTCTGTTTTTGTATTTAGTGATTTCATCATACTAAAAATATAGTCCCATCTTCCACAATTCAATCCAACAATTCTATCTTTTAATGCATAAATAATTTCGTGAGTTTGAAATATGGCTGGAAATGTTTCTATTAGGACGGTTACTTTAGTTGAATTTGGATGTAACCCTAATATTTCTTCGGATTGGGTTATAATATTATTTACATAAATGGCATCCTCATAATTTTCTAATTTTGGAATATATAAATATGGACCTTGGTTGGTTTCATTCATATGAGCGCCATTATTAAACAAATGCGTTCCTATATCAAAAAGAGTTGCTTGTATAGGTGTATTGTTTTCATTTATTACATTTTCTTCAAACATATGTAATCCTCTTGTTCGAACTAAAAGTGTAGGAGGTGTATCATTTGTCACTTCGTAAAGTTTTTTTTCCGTTTCATATTTTAATTCTCCACGTGATACTAAATTTATGTTTCTGTGTGCATTTACAACATTATTCCAAGAAGGAGACATAGAATCCTCAATGTCTAACATATAGCAATCAGCGGATGAGTTCATTGCATTAATAACCATTTTAGAGTCATTTCCAGGTCCTGTTAATTCTACATGTCTTTCTCTTAAATTCTCTGGAATAGTATTTGCTTCCCAATCACCTTTTCTGATTTCTTCAGTATCTTCTCTATAACAAAAAATGTTTTTTTCTTGGTTTCTTTCTCGTTGATCCATACAATTTTGATGATAATTACTATTATTATCATGTAATTTTGTTAGAAAAGCAGATAACTCTTTAGGTACAAAATCAGAGTGATTAGTTGTTATATGAAAATTTCTTTTACGGAGAGATAAAATATTGACCGATTTTCTTAAAAAACGAAACATTTATATTATAATGATAAATATTTTTAATTTAATTTTTTATTATTATTATTGTCAAATTATAAATTATTAGTAAAATATTGAATTAAAAATTTTTCAATATTATAGAAATATATATATGGTTAAAATAATTAATAATAAAGAGTTGGATGTTACTAAATTGGAAAATAAAGTTAAATTTAATATAAAAAAAAACAAATATACTAATTTTTATAATAAAATTAAAAATATTTTAGGTGTAAAAAATAACCAATTTACAATTCCTGCTAGGAATTTTGTAGGTTTAAATGATTTAATAAAATCAAATACTTTATCATATAAACAAGCAAATACCTTATTTCAAACATTATTTATGCAAATAAAAGATTTGGAAAATAGTGGGTTGTGTGTTTCATTTTTAGAACTAAATGATATCTATTTTCTAGAAATAACTGAGAATGTATTTTTTTTTTTATTATTAAAAACAGATAAAATAAAAAAAATAGAAAATAATGCTTTAGAAATTACTGAACCTATTAAAAAAAAAGATGGAATGTTTTTCTCTCCAGAACTAGAAAAACAAAAATCATTTCCATCTGAAATTTCTTTTAAATCTTGCTATTATTCTTTGGCAATGATAACAATACATTGTTTAAAAAAAGTGACAAAAAAAGAAATAAATTTAGGTGAACATATAGAAAGTTTAGTTGGAACACCTTTATATTGGGCTTTAGAACGTTGTTTAATGAAAGATGAAGAAAATAGAACTTTATTGTATATTTAATTTCTAATAAGTTATTATATGTCAATACATGTATTGAAAAGAAAGGCTGCTGCAAAAGCGAAATTAACTATACAAAATCAGTATGCTTCTGCTAGAAATGAACCCTTTGCTATAAATATGACTAATAGAGGTTCAGTTAGAAGTACTCCTGTTATGGGACAAGTTGATATGAATCGATGTTGTCCTCCCACGACTGCTATTAGAAAATCAGCACAACCTCAGAGTTATTTTAATTATCACAGAAGAAGTGTTGGTGGTTTAGGAAGATTAGCATCTCGGGTTGTAAGTTTAAGAAGCGCACCTGTTAATGGTAGTTTAAATCAAATGGTAACCCATAAGAGAGCACCTGATAATGGCCAATCTCAGTATGTAAAAGATAAAAAAACAAAAGAGTTAAGATGTGACAATAAAGCATATCAATGTGATCCAAATGCGGTGACACCATATTCTACTCCAAATCCTAATATAACTAAGCCTGCTGGTACTAGTTTTCTTCCATCATATATTGCACCAGAATGTAAGAATGATTGTGGAAAAGGTAGGGCTCATATTACTAAAAATTTGGGATTTATGTCGAGCAGCGAATATTTGAAAAAGAAATTATCTTATAGAAAAATGAGTGGTAATTATGAAGAACCTTTAATGAATAATGCTAGTTGCACTGTTATAACATAAAATTGATATTAATATATTATTGATTTTTGATAATATATTATTATGAGTTGTAAAACTGAAGATCCTAGTCAAATTATCTATCCAAATGATGCCCCTGATGGAGAAGCAATAAAAAGTATGAACAGTAATATTGGACATTTTTGTGTTTTCCTAAAAGTTAGTGATGAATTTGATGAAAATTATGGAGAAGAAGAAAGACAAAAACTAATTGATTTTTATAAGGAAAGAATTAGTTTGCATGAAAAATCTAAATTTCTTGATGAAAATCATACAATAGAGAATAGATTTAAAGATAGTGGGTTTGATTTAGTAGTTCCATGTGTGAAGGACAGTGCTCTTGTACAAGATGGTATTTACTTTTACAATCCCGGACAAAAGAAATTATGTAATTTGAGAGTTAAAGTAGGAATATACAAGGTAGATGATGACTGGGGAGAACTAGGCCCAACGAAATATCCTTCGCCCTTTTATTTGTATGCTAGGTCGAGTATTTATAAAACTCCATTTATTTTAGCAAATAATGTTGGAATTATTGATTCAGGTTATCGTGGAAACATTTGTACAGCATTATATAATACACATTCTACTCCAGAGGTTGTAGAGATGGGAAAAAGAATAGCACAAATTTGTATGCCTGATTTGTCTTTTAATTTTCATGTTAGATTGGTGAAAGAGTTGAGTGATACTTCTAGAGGTAGTGGAGGTTTTGGTTCAACTGGTCAATAAGTTAACTCGTTACTATATTTATCATGAATATATATTTTACAATCTTTAATAAAATTGTAATATAAAATTTGATTTTTTTTAAATTTTATTTTACAATCTTTACAAATATAACATTCAAATTTTAGTGATTTATATTTGTTAGATAAGGTAGTGATGTATGTTGTTAATGAAGTTGGTAAATCGCAATAAAAACATGCTTGTATCCATCCTTTTTTAGGTAAGTCAGATTTTTGGAATAATTCTATTGTTTCAACATCCATGTATTAGTATATTATTTAGAAGTAATTTTCGGAATTTAAACTTTTTTAGAGATATTATTTAATATTAATATATATATATAAATGCGTAGAACACGAAGAAGAACTAGAAGACGTCGCAGAAGACAAAGAGGTGGATTTTTAGGTGCATTGACATCCGGATTTAACAATGGTCTTGCCGCCATTGGTCTTAAGAAAAAAGAAGAAGCAACTGATGAAATTCAGAGTACCCCTGCTAGTGCCGATTTATCACAACCTGCCCAAGAAGGTGGAAGAAGACGCCGTAGAAAATCTCGTCGTCGTCGCAAATCTCGTAAGAGTCGCAGAACTAAGAGACGTCGCCGTACCAAAAGACGCCGCCGAAGACGCCGATAAATGTCAAAATAATCAATATTATAATATATATATATATTTTATAATGAATTATCCAATACATTTTGAAGAGAATGAGGAGGCAGAAGAAGGCTCTGATAACGTGTCAGAAATTGATAGTTTAGAAAGAAGAATAGAAGCATTAATACGATTTCATCGTAATCAATTGAATAGAGATATAGACATGATTTCCGCAGAAACTAGTCAATTAGCAAAATCAGACAATCAATTACGAGCAATTATTAGAGATTTGAAGACTCAAATTATAGAAAATAAAAATAACATTAATGATTTGGCAGGGAATTTAGAACCTAACATCCCGACAAAGGACCTAGAACCTCATTATGATGAGGAATTATATGGTGGAATGAAAAAAAAAAGAAAATCTCGCCGCCGCCGTCGCAAATCTCGTAAGAGTCGCAGAACTAAGAGACGTCGCCGTACCAAAAGACGCCGCCGAAGACGTCGTTAATTATCGTGCGTTTTTTTTAGTTCCTTTTTTTAGATAATGTATTTTATTTTAAATATATTATCATGAACTTAATTAAAATATATTCACAATACTATATTAGTATGAATAACTTTGATTTAGATATATCTAATTACGATATTGATGATTTAAAAAACTTTTTAAATATAGATGCTGGGTCTTTCGATTATGCTGATTTACAAAGAAGTGTAAAGAAAAAAATAGCACAAATTATGGGTATTAAAAGATATGGAAGTGGAGAGAAAAAAAATTTAATAAAATTTGTAAATCAGATAAATTTGAGGCTTGTTGAACAAATAAAATTGGAAAATGAAATTGCTGAGTTTCATAGAAATCCAAGTTTGGAAATAAAAGACCCAGAGACTAAATATGAATTTCCTCCTCATAAAAAAGAAAGTTCAAATCAACACGAAACAAAAAAAATAATTAGTCAACTTAGTATTGATACCAAATTTAGAAAGAATTATTTATTTA